CAAATAAAACAATTAGTGGAGCATCCAATACATTAAGTAATATCGGTAACTCATCACTTACAAATAGTTCTATTTCAATTGCGGGTAATAGTGTATCACTTGGTGGCTCTATATCTGCTGCAACAATATTAAATGGAACAGGGGTGGTTTCAGGATCAGCACAGTTAACTTCCTCTTTTGTACAAAAGGGTGGAGATAGTATGAGTGGTCAATTAGTTATTGCATCAACAGGAACCGCAGGTGCTGCAACATTAAAAGTTAACACATCAACTGCCACATCATTCATACATTCACAAGAAAACTTTAGTGCTAACATGACTTCCGGTCAAACAAACATTTTAGTTGTCGGTCAAGCGGGAAGTACTAAAAATGCTGGTTATTTAGGTTACAACTGGTCAAGCTCCGCATCAAATAATAACTTTATTAGTCTCGGACATTGGGGGGCCGATAATCTTTTAAGAGTGTATGGTGATGGTACCGTTTATATGGGTACTGTTACAACAGGCGTATGGAATGGTACTGCAATTGGTGACACATATATTAGCTCAGCAGCAAATTGGAATACAGCTTATAATAAGAGACCATCATCTTTAGGATTCACAAGTTCAACTGTAACACTGACTCTTGGTGATAGTACAACAATAACTGCGTCAGTCCCCACATTTAATCAAAACACAACTGGAACAGCGGCTAATATAACAGCAAGTTCAAACACAAGTTTAACTTCATTAGCTAACTTGGCAACAGTGGGTACAATTACAACTGGTGTATGGAATGGTAGTGCGATTGGTAATGCTTATTTAGCAAACTCATCTTTTAATGTTGGAACAACTTCAATATCTTTAGGTAGAGCATCTGCCGCACAAACACTAACAGGTGTTTCAATCGATGGAGTGGTTACTAAAACAATCGCAGCGGGTTCTGCTGATAACTTCTTATATGCAAATGTTGGTACAGATGATTATGTTCGTGTACGTGGTGGATCAGATGGTTACAATTCTGGTTGGATTGAAATAGCAACATCTGATGATGGAACTGAACCAATATATGTTAGACAGTACACTGGTGTTTTCTCAACAGTAACAAGAACCGCAACACTTTTAGATGGTAGTGGTAACACATCTTTTCCCGGCACTGTAACCGCCCCAACGTTTTCGGGAGCACTTTCTGGTAACGCGTCTACAGTAACAAATGGTGTTTATACAACTGGTGACCAAACAATTGGAGGAAATAAAACATTTAGTGGTAATTTATTAATGTCCGCGGGGTATATAAGTGGATACGTAGGTAGTACCGGTAGTGGTGATAATTTTGCGCCATTTAGATTTAGCCAAGATTATTCTGGTTGGATGGTGAATGTAGCTGGTACACCTGGTAGTAATAATGGTTGGGGATTATTTTGGGCTGGCAATAGTGGTGCACAATATGGAACTAATGGTACTGGTGGCCCAGGCAATATTTGGTCAAATAGCACGAACCCAAATGAATATGTCTTCGTGGGTAATGGATCCACAAACATGGCAGTACATGGAAATACAGGAAATGTATGGATTGCGGGTAATTTAATAGTTGCTGGCGGAACTATAACAGCAACAACATTTTCAGGTAACGCAACAAGTGCAACAACCGCAGATCAAATTGATAGTATTGGGTTTAGAAATACCAATACCTCCGGTGTAAATGCTAATACATTAGATTCTAATGGTACAACGTATGTAACTAACGTTGATGGTAGTTCAACTAATTTAACAGGTAACTCAACAGACGGTGCGTTATATTCACAAATATATAGTTCAAGTTGGCAACATCAAATTTATGGCGATTATAGAACTGGTATAATGTATGTTAGAGGGAAAAACAATGGAACCTGGGCATCATGGAAGAGAGTGGCAATGAGTAATTCAACAACTTTCTCAAACGTATCGAGCGTTACCTTTACACATAATTTAGGAACAGCTAACTTAACTGCGCAAGTATTTGATAGTAGTAACAATATGTTCTTCCCTTCTGAAATAAACATAACATCAACAACTGTTACAGTAACTTTTGCTGCAAATAGAACAGGAAGACTTGTTGTTACCGGATAAAATTCTTATATTAAAGTATGTTAAGAGAAAATGTAATTGTTAGTGGCTCTTTAGATGTTAGTGGACAATATATAATACCTAGGGGGCCAAGAGCTAATAGACCATCTAGCCCAGAAATAGGGTCTCTTTATCTTGAAGAATCTAGCAGTGGAAGTTTTGTTGTCACATACACAGCCGCATCAAATAGAGATGACGGTTGGGAGCCAGTTGGCTCACAAAATACTGATAGAATTGGCTTTTTATATAGACAGATTATAAACTATTCTTATTTAGCTGGTGGTTATAAAGATTCTTCCCCATGGAAGAATGTACACCGAACAACAAATGCAACCGATCAAACGGTTCACTTAGGTGAATTAATGGATTACCCAGCATCTTATACATCAGGAGCTTGTAGTAAATCAATATTATTTGTGTGGTCTACCAACACAGATGGATTATGGAAATCAGCAACACAAATACATTCAACATGGACTACAGGTGTTAATATGGTTAATGAAACGGCGTATGCTCATCAAGCCAAATGGGATTTAGCAAATGCTAGAGACGATTTAGGTACGTTATTCCAAGAAACAGAATTTGCTTGGGTATTTGGTGGTGGTGTTGCAACAGTAGAAAAATTTAATCTAACTAACGAGGTTATGTACAGTGTGTACTATCCAAATATGCAACCATACTTAACATTAAAAACATCAATTACCAGTTCATTAGGTTGTTCTGGATTTTCTGATGAGAACTATGGTTATGGTTATGGATCTGAAAGCGGAAATAAATTGTTTTTTGCAACAGATACATTTACAAATAACCAGCAATGGGGTGCCAGTGGTCAACAAAAGGGTATTAGTTCTAAATGGGGTAAAGGTTATGCAGGTAATGAGGGTACATACAATGGTGGTTATAATTTAAGAAGATGGAACGTCTTTAATGAAACAAATATTGGTAACGTAGCAAAGCCACATGGAAACTGTGGGGAAGAAAATTTTACAATGGGACAAGATCACCAATATATGTTAGGAAACTATGATGGTTTACAAAATAATACCAGTTGGAAATTTATCTATGCGACTGATACAGGTACTGTAAATCCATCTGGATTAGCTCCAGGTGTTAATGGTGGAACTTCATCAGGACATTGTGGTTGGAGAAATTAAAAAATGTATTTATAAAATATGCGTCACGATAATATAGAAATTAGTGGATCATTAAGAACTCAGGGTGTATCAAAACCGCCAGCGGGGACCAGGGCAAATAGACCCGCTAGTCCAGTAACAGGTTCATTGTATCTTGAACAAGCTAGTAGTGGTAGTTTCCTTATGGTTTATACTGGTTTAGATAATGGTGACAGTGGTTGGGTAAGAGTATCCTCACAGGTTAATTCTAATGTTGGATTTAAATTTAGACAAATTATTGCTGTCTCATATCTTGCCGGTGGGTATAAAGATTCATCACCATGGAAAAATGTTCACAAAACAATTAATTCAACAGATCAGACTTCTCATATTGGTGAATTATTAGATTACCCAGCTTCATATACATCTGGCGCTTGTAGTAAATATATTTTCTTTGTCTGGTCTGTTAACACGGATAACGCATTTAAAGGTCCTAGTAGTGTGGATGGTGTTAGAACATCTGCAGTTAATATGGCGAATGACACTAAGTACGCTCATCAAACAAAATTTAATATCACAACAGCGAGAAGTGATTTAGGTACAATGCATAAAGAAACTGAATTTGCATATATGTTTACTGGCGGTAGCTCTACTGTTGAAAAATTTGATTTAAGTAACGAGTCTATAATGACTGGTTATAATTTAACAACGATAGATGGTGGTGATGGTGGATCAGCATTTTCAGATGAAAATTTTGGATACGGTTGGACGTCTAGTGCAGGAATTAAGTTCAGCTTTGCTTCCGAAACATTTACCTCAACCGGTATGTGGGGGGCACACTCACAACAAAAGGGAATTAGTTCTAAAGTTGGTAAAGGTTATGCGGGAAATGAAGGTAGTTATTCTGGAGGGTATAATCTAAGAAGATGGAGCAATGCCAATGACACCAATATTGGTAACGTAGCTAAACCACACCCTAACTGCGGAGAGGAGAACTTTACTATGGGACAAGATCATCAATATATGCTTGGAAATTATGATGGGGCACAAAATAATACTAGTTGGAAATTCTTCTATGCAACTGATACTGGAACAACAAGTGTAAGCGGCTTGGCTCCTGGTGTTAATGGAGGAACATCTTCAGGACATTGTGGCTGGAGAGCGTAAAATAAAAATATAAAATGATATACGAGAATTTAGAAGTAAGTGGTAGTTTAAGTTCTGATAGGGTTGTCAATAGACCACCAAGAGGAACTAGAGCGAATAGACCAAGTAGCCCGCGTTCAGGGTCATTATATCTTGAAACATCAACTAGCGGAAGTAGTTATTTAATGTTGTATACTGGTGTTTCAAATATAGATGATGGGTGGGAAAGAATAGCTGCACAAGAAACACAACCCACTGCGTTTAGATATAGACAAATAATTAATTACTCTTATTTAGCTGGTGGATATAAAGATGGATCACCATGGAAGAACGTACATAAAGTTACTAATCTTACTGACCAAACAACACATATCGGTGAGTTATTAGATTACCCAGCATCTTATACCTCTGGTGCTTGTAATAGATCAATTTTCTTTGTTTGGTCTGTTAATGATGATGGTGGATGGAAGGGTCCTGACAGTATTCATGGAACCAGAACTTCAGCAATCAATATGATTACTGACACGAATTACACTCACCAAACAAAATTTAATACAAGCATTGCACGAAGTGACGTTGCGACCATGCAAAAGGAAACAGAAGCGGCTTATTTAATTTCCGGTGGTTCAACAACAATAGAAAAATTTAACTTATCTAATGAAAGTTATGTTAGCGGATTTGCTGTTACATCTATAAGTGGAAATGATGGTGGAGGTGCATTTTATGATGAAAATTTTGGATACGCATGGACATCAAGTGCAGGTATTAAATTTAATTTTTCAAACGAAACCCCAACATCATCAACACACTGGAGCGCTCACGCACAACAAAAGGGTATTCCTTCAAAACATGGTAAGGGTTATTGTGGAAATGAAGGTTCATATAATGGTGGTTACAATCTAAGAAGATGGAGCAACGCTAGCGATACGAATATTGGTAATGTTGCAAAGCCACATCCAAATTGTGGTGAGGAGAACTTTACTATGGGACAGGACTGGCAATATATGTTGGGTTGTTATGACGGTGGCGGTCAGAATAACGTAAGTTGGAAGTTTACCTACGCAACAGATAGTGGATCTAGTAGTGTAACTGGTTTAAATCCAGCAGTAAATGCGGGAACATCTTCCGGCCATTGTGGATGGAGACAATAGTTGACAATTTCAAAAATTTTACTTATATTACAACAAAAACAATTTTATTTATGGAAGGTTACAAATATGACAGATCAAAAAGTTTAAATAACCCATTTGACGAAAAACTGATGAAAATTTCAGAATCAATGTCATTTGCATTGCCAAAGTATAAAGCATATAATTTCGTTGGCGGTGCCCAAATAACCTCGTACGCAAAATTAAAACAGTGGTTATTAGAATTAAGGGGTAGAGAAGATGCAGTAGAACACCTTGAATATACTGTTAGAAAAGCTGAACTTGAAATTCAAATGGATGAAGAAAGTAAAGAATTTATTACCGACCCTAAAAGAAAGGAAATGGTAGACTTAACGATTGCTGATAAAATGATCGATTTAAGAAAATTTAAAAGAAATTTAAAAGATGCTTATAGAGAAAGACAAGGATTTATCGAACTCATTAAAGAATTTTTAGAAACAGAAGATGCGATTTTACCAGATGGAACAAAACTAATTGATGTGTTTGGTAATCCAGAACTAGAAGAAAAATATGAGCATGAATATTGGACAGTTCGTATGGCTAAGCAAGCGATGCTCGATATGATATCTTACGGAAGAATTGGAACGGGTAACTTAGATTCAATTTTAATGATGGATCCAGAACAACAAAAACAAGTTCTATCTTTAGCTTCATCATATACCATATCAATCGATAGAAACATCAATCAATTGATGTCACAAGCAACAACAAATCATTTTTCAATTGAGGAATCATTAAAAAATCAATTGAAGTTAGATAAACCAAATAATATTCAAACAGAAAAATTATTATAATGACGCATATTATTTTCAAATTACAGGGAAATGTACCAGGCTATGTTCAGATCATAGGTATGTACCTAAACTACAACTATGGTAGAATTGCAGACGAATATAACGATATGAGGGTAGAACTCAATCGTTTAGGTGCAAGTATTATACCACCAGAAGTTGCTAAGGGGTTTGTTTTTGCTGATATCTACAAAGATTATATTAGCGTGAGAACAAACTCACATATTATGGATGAAATACCACAGCTTGCTGAGTCTGGCGAAACCGATGAACAAAAAGTGAAACACTTTTTAACTGACGAAGATAGAGCAGCTGGTGTTGCATTCAACAAAGCTGTAATGAAAAAAGTTGTTGCAGATAGATTTTCAGAAAGATATAAAGAACTAATGGTTGATGCGTCAATATTAGAAAAAGATACATGGGAAGAACAAAAGAGAGAAGCGTTTGGTTGGATGGCAGATAGTGATTACCAAACACCAATCATTGATGTACTATCTACAGGTAGAGGAATCGATAAAGCAACATTTGTTCAAAAAATCATTAACAATGTAACCACATATAATACTAAGCTAGCAAACTTATTATTAGAACAGCAATTGTTAGAAGAAAGAATTAAAGCTTGTCAAACTATTGCTGATTGCCATAGATTGAAACACGAGAAATTTGGTGTGGCCATGAGTAAGCAACAAAAAGAAGATGAAAATGTGCCATTTACTCCTTTGACATTGAAAATGGACTTTTAATGAATTTAGCAATTAACGGAACGTGCGCTAAGGGATGTTCATTTTGCTTTACAAAAGAAGACGCAAGATTAAAACACACTTTAGGTAACATGACAATAGAAATGGTTGATAAAGTTATCAACCATTATCATTTAGATTCACCCCATGAAGAAATAACAATACTTGGTGGTGAACCAACACAGCACCCAAACTTTATTGAGATCCTTGATCATATTTTCAGCAAGAATATTAAAATAAATCTTGTTAGTAATTTTCTGTTCGGTAAAACAACCAGGGATTATCTAATTGATAACATAAAGAATATCAGATGGGTATTTCCAAATGCGGCTGAGCTAAATGAAAAAAACAGGATGGTCGTTTTTAAAAAGAACTATCTAGAAATTTATAAAGCTTATGCTAACACATGGGGGTTTGATACAAACCCAAGACTTTATTTGGCGATAACCATGTCAAAAGATTGGAAGGATAGAAACTTTTATGAATACATAAAATGGTTATATCATGAATTAGATGGTAAAGTAAATGCAATTAGAGTTGGTTTAGATCTTACTGGCACCTATTTGATTAATAATAAAGAAATGGGCGCCGAAATAACTAAGATTCTTAAATTTGGTTTATACAATAAGGTTAAGATTACATCTGATTGTCAAGTACCCCCTTGTTTATGGGAAGGTAAAACAAAGAAAGCTGTGTTAGAGAACTCTTTAAATTTTGCAACATTTAAAATACCTGAATATGATACCATATGTGGGTTTATGCCACTAGATGTTTTCCCTGACGGAAGTTCAATTCATTGTTACCCGTTACAAGATAAAGTAAAGATTGACAATGTTTTGGAAATTTCAGGAAAAAATGGTATATTAGATCTAAGGGATAAGTTCGATGAACTGTATACCATAAATCATAAAAATTATACAATACCACAAGGTTGTATGGATTGCATATTCTATAAGAGTGAATGCAATGGAATATGTGGTGGTTGTTTAGAAGGATCAAAGTAATGAAAAAAATATTTTCAATCCCTTTTAATCCAATGCTTTCGGAAGAAGTATTTGTGAACAAATTTTATCCTTTCTTAGAAAGAAATAAAGAGTGGATATATGATGTTTATTTTACTTGTAGAATACCACCATTTACACAAGATGCGATGGGATCAACATTCTCTGATGAATTTAGAGATGTTGTTTTTGATAATGCAATGATTGTGCAAAAAGCTTTAGGGATTACTGTGAGCGCAACATTCAATAATACAAATGTTTCACCTAGATTTGATAACTATAAATTGTTTGTTGATAATCTTAAACCATTATATGAAAAAGGTTTAAGGTGCATGACAATACCTCATGGACATTGGGTTGCAATGGGTTTAAAGAAACACTTCCCTGAAATGGAAATTAAAAATACCATTTTAAGAAAGGTAGCAACCGGCCAAGATTTTTGGTATAATGCTGATCAAGGATTTGATTACATTAATCTTGATCGAATTCTAATGAGGGACGTTGAGGAATTAAAAAACATTAAACGAGCACAATTAAAATACTACGAAGAAAAAGGTAGATATGTAAAACTATCATTGCTTGTTAATGAAGGCTGTTTAGGTAGATGCCCAGTGATGGATGAACATTATTCTTATAACAACCTAAGAACAAATAACGAGTTGCCATATTTTCATCACGAGATATCTAAGGTAACTTGCGAACACAAGTGGGAAAAAGATATCAATGCATTCTTTTTTAAGACCGGAACAATCCCACCATTCAAAGAAGAGTTTGATGAATTCCTGGAATATATTGATGTCTTTAAAATGCATGGAAGAGATAGCTTTAATCGATTAGATGAAACTATTGAAATTGTTGACTCATATGTTCAAGGTAAAGAAATATTATCTAAGACATCAGAAATATATTTGGATGGGATACCACACGAAGAATTAAAAGGTTGGAGAAATAAAATTAAGAAATGTAAGTTCCAATGTTGGGATTGTAATTACTGTGACATTGTTGCCGATCATAAGAAAAAAGCATATGGACTTAATTAAACATATCGACGAATCTATTGAGTGGGGTAGACTTGAAGTATCTAAACTAACACAGGACATTTTAGATATACATGGAATCACAAGTAATAAAGTCAAATCTTTTTTAAATAATATTTGTGATATCGAAGGTGCAACATACCTTGAAGTTGGTGTCTTTCGCGGTGCCACATTTTGTTCCGCAATATATGGTAACAATATTTATTCCATCGCGGTCGATAATTTCATGTCCCCAAATTTAACCCCGAGAGGTGTTAGTCAAAAAATTGGTAACTATTATAAACATAATATTGATGTTATTCCACAAGAAGAATTTTTAAATAATGTTAAAAAATTTGGTGACGTAGATAAGATATCAGTATATAAAACTGATTATCAAACATTTGACTTTAGCTCCTTACCAAATATTGATATTATATTCTATGATGGTGAAACAAAATTCCATGATCAATACACAGCACTAACAAACATGCTGCCAATTATTTCTGATGAAACTATTTTAATTATGGATGATTGGAATTGGGATAGTGGGGCCTTTGAACAATTCTTGGATAAAAACAAATTAAATCTTTTTCATTCTAAACAAATATTCACATCAGGTGAAGATCCGGACGATTTTTGGAACGGATTAGGTGTATTTTTAATAGGCAAATAGGTTCTTTTTTTAGTTTTTTTTGTTTATATTTGATAGTAATAAACTTTCTTTAAAAACAAAAAAACAGATGAAGAAAACAATGAAAATGCTATCGCTAATGTTAGCAGCTTTGTTTGTTACTACATTGTCATTCGGTCAATATAGTAACAGCGCGATCAAACAGGGATCTGAGCAAGCCCTTAAGTCTCAGGACACAACTAAAAATGAGTTACAAGAAATTGTTGTAACCGCTAAAAAAGTTCCATTGATGACCAAAGTAGGGCCATACGGTCAACCACTTTGGACTACCATCAGAATGTTTCCATCCACAAGAGTCTATGTAATGAATCCTCCTGGTACAGCGATGTATGAGAAGTGGTTTGATATTAGACAAAGAAGAAACGGTCCAGCACAAATCAGAATGAGAGATGAATTCACATTCGGGCTGGGTAAACGACTTCAATTAGATTTATACTCTCATACAGTTTATGATGGTGAGAATGGTGATAAAACATTTAGATGGAGAGGTTTCTCTTGGGAATTTCGTTATGCATTAGCTGATTGGGGGAAGATATGGGGTAACCCTACTCTTTATTTTGAGACCAAAATGCTAGATGGTCGTTGGGGAATTGAGCCTAAGTTATTATTGGGTGATAGAATTGGTCAAAGAGGTGTATGGGGCTTCAATGCAATCTATGAAGGTAATCTTGCTAGCACTAAAGAAGAAAGAGAACCAGAGTACGCATATACAGCATCCTATGCTAGCATCATTAACAATGATTTATCCGTTGGTGTCTCACACATGTTTAGATATAACGACTATGAAGGGGGTTCACAAGAATGGTATCTAGGACCGCTAGTTCAATATCGTTTTAGTAACAAAGGTTATCTAAACATTGAGCACATGCCAGGCTTAAATCAAGACGCAAAACAATCAAGAACCTTAATTATATTCGGATGGAGATTTTAATCAAAGGACAAGAATTCCTTGTCTACTTAATATTCATTATGTTCATCACAGGTATCCTCAAAGAAAGAGGATACCTTATGGACATCTTCAGACTACTTGAACAAAAAGTTAAATCAAAAAAGATGGTAGTCTTTTTAGTATCATTATTCGGAGGTGTTTTACCAATTCCTGGTAGAGTTGCATTATCCGCATCAATGCTCAACAGCATTGCCCCAGTTGATAACAAGAAGCGCAAGAAGTTTGGTATCATTGATTATCTTGCTACACATCATTATTATCTGTGGTCACCTTTAGAAAAGACTGTAATTATTCCTATGGCTGTATTAGGATTAACATACTCAAAGTTTATGTTATATGTGTGGCCACTGTTATTAATTACCGGTCTTTATATCACTTATTATATTTTATCACTGGAAGACGATGAGATTGATATTGATGTTAAAGATGAGCCGATTAATTGGAAAAACATATATCTGGTGGTTTTACCGTTTTTATTGACCATTTTGGTTAGTTGTTTTACTGACCATTACTTTCTTGCATTTACGGTATTCACCTTTTATTTAATCGCTTATTCTAAGCTGTGGGACAAGTTGCTATCCTACATAAATTGGGACCTGGTATTAATTGTTTCCGCTGTAATCATATTAGGGAACGTAGCCAATAGCTACTATTCTGATATTGAAAACTATATAAAACAATATAAAACCCCAGAGAGTATTTTGGTTGTTTCTATGCTTGGCTTTATGGCTTCTTTCTTACTTGGATCATCAGCAAAATATGCAAGTATTGTTAGCTTATTAACAACAGTGTTTGGTATGGAATATTTCGTATTATTCTTTACATTAGAGTATTCAGCTTATCTAATATCACCATCTCATAAGTGTTTACCCATAGGTCAAAAGTATTTTCACACCGGATTTATGACCTATTTAAAAGCGCTAATCGTGTGGATAAGTATAATGATAACCTTTGCTATTTTAACTATTTTGTAAACTATTCACTTTTTAAAAAATAACATATATATTATAAAATAAGAATTAAAATTATGGAAAAAAGCAAATTTAAATTAGGTGACGTGCTTCAACTCGAGAGCGAAATTAACGGGTTTGTAAACCAAGAAACCGGAGAAAAAATTTATGAGGGGTTTTTGAAGCAAAATTTATCTATTATTC